AGCTCCATACCCAAGCCCGGTGCCTAACATACCACCGATTGCTCCTAAACCTGCCATTCCTCCACCAGCTGCATATGCACCTCCACCCGCCATTAACCCAGCGAGTGGTCCATAATTTTGAGTCGCGCCGCGGCGTTGAACAAGAGTTCTATAAGCTTCATATCCAATCCCAGCCCGAAGTAGGTTTTTAGTGGTAAGTGAGGGGAGTAAACTACTACCTTTATCTTTACTAGTACCGGTTAATCCTTCTGGTTTTAATCCTTTTAAGAGTTTAGTATGTTCTTTAGTAGCCTCTAATAATTTTTTAAAAGATGTTGAAGTCTCTTTATCGTATCGAGTAGATTCAGCTAATGTATCTTTTACTCCCTTAAGAGTTTCTTCTGTATCATCTATTCTTTTATCTGAAGCATCCTTCGCGTCTTTTAGTTCGCGAACGATGTCAGTTAGTTTGCTGAAGAGCTCATCACCGGTAGCTGACATATCTGTAAATATTTAATTTTAAAATCAATAAAAAGCGGAAAAATCTCCCTCATGATTTCTAATATTAGATATGCTTTCAAATGTAGAAGATATTGTTTGTGTGATTTGTTTTATATTATCTATGTCAAACAATAGGTATAACTCATATAATTCTCCTATAGAAAGATTAGCTGTTTCATAATCTTTATCATCAACGGCTATTGAATGTAAAAATCTAAAAGAATCAAAAAACAAAATATCAGTTTCGTTTAATTCTTTTTCTTTGTTTAATAAAAAATCTATTATATTATTTTCATGCATTAAGTTACACTGTGTAAATTTAATAGAAGCTTTTATTTTGTTTAGTTGTAACTCTAAACTTATATCTTTTAATTTATCTATAACGTTTAAATCTTTAACATTAAATGGATTTTGTTCATCAATTATATCTTGTCTCCAAAAATTAATAATGCATAATTTATCTTTGTATGTAAATTGTCGATTTAAATCTATATTAATAATATATTCATTTACATATTGTAAATATCTAAGAACAATACTAGTATCACTATAATCTATATCTCCTAAGGCATCATGTAATTTAGATTGAAAATCTACATTAACCTTTGTTAATTTAATTTCTCCATTATCAGGTAGAATTAAAGTAGTAGTACATAATTGTTTAAATTTGTTTAATAACTCAGACATTAGAATTTTCCTTACTTGTTTGTTTGTTAATTAATTTTATGTATAGATTTACAGACTTAATAGAAAGTTGATTAAAATCTTGATATGTAAAATTATATTCTCTCATTAAATGTAATTGTTGTTGTAATAAAGATTCATAATCTTGAACAAAACATAAGTATATTATATGTATAATTAAGGGTTTATTATAAGAAAATCCACTATTAAATTCTTTATTTACATAATATGTATATGTGTTGTTTAATTTATCTAAATAATATTGTATTTCCTTAGAGTATTTTTTAATTAAAAATAGTGGTATATCTGTTGTATTGAAACTTAAAACAGTATCTTTGTATTGTATTTTTTTAATGCAGGATGCTTTTAGTAAAGATGTAGTATCCGGATATCCTATTGTTAAAATGTAGTCATCTATTTTATGTTTTTTTTCTTCGTAAGTCGGTAGGTTTTTTAAAAAATTATCTTTAAAGATTATTATTTCTTTTTTGTTTATATCTAATTTTATTGAATCAGTTTTATCTATGTATTTGCTGTTTTTACATTTTTGTAAAAATTCTATAATATTATTACTAGGTAATTTATTATTAATAAAAGAAAATAGATTATCAATTTGATTCTGTGTATAGAGTCTTGATATTTCTATTACATCATTGTAACTTATCATTAGTTAAACGGTATGTTAACGTCATATTTAGAGAATCTCCAGCCGACAGTTATACTACCTATTTTTGTATCACCATCATATTCGGCAACATTTTGAGTTTTTATAATATATGGAATACAATCTTTATATATGTAATTTTTTCTAATTACAGGATCCGGATCCCAGCCTCCATCAACTGTTTGTTTAGATATATATGAAATTGTTATATTTGTAGATAACAGCGGCTCTGTTGTATTACCATATACGCTATATAATTGTACCCATGATCTAAATATACTGTCAACCAAACTAATATTAGTATCTGAAAATTGTATATCAAGATCATTATCAGGGTACTCTCTTGCTTCCATAAAGGGACCTACAGGTAATAATCCATTAATTAACGTACCTCTATTATTTACATTAGTAGTTTCTGTAGTGAGATCAATTCCAGTTGCTAAAAACATCCAATTATTACCACCACCAAAATAAGGCTGAAAGGTGGTGGTAGCTGCGTCTAGACCAGATGAAGTAGTTCCGGTACGTACACCTAATTTATTAATATCATTTTCTGTTATAGCAGATGGTAATGTATCTATATTAACTAAAAAGAAATTTTGGGCAGCAGGGAATGTGGAAAAATTTTGAAGAAGTTCATAAAATGATTCTCTCAGATTCGATGCATTTGAAGATACAAGATCAGGAGAATCTTTTTTGGAACCAAAAAAATCGCTCAGCCAACTGCCCATGTAAATATTTAAGACAATTAACCTACTAGAGCACCTGCTAATTTACCTATAGTATTAACAGTACCACGAATAGCAGGATCTCTCCTAAAGAATTGATAGGCCATTGTAATAGTTACTGTAGCAACTTCTCCGTCACCTGACATAGAATATCCTATATTACCACAATCAGTTGGAAATACTCCGTGGAGTTTATATGTACGCATTGGTTCGAATTTAGTGTTTAATTGAACTAATGTTATTGTACTATTATTATGAAGTATACCATCTCCGGTTGTAGTTTCATCATTATAAGTTTCAGTTATCCAATTTTCCATTGCAATGCGAGAATTAGTTGTTGCATCACAATAAAAATCAATTGTAAATGCATCACTATTATTATAAGAGACAGTCCCGGGGATTCTAAATGTAAATCCGTTATAAGGAACATCTTTTGTTGCAATTGTTTTACCTGGTAATTCTGCGGTTGTAGCATATACTAAGTCATCTTCAGTAAAAACAGGGATGCCTTTATTAGAGACGTCTAATACGCGGAATTGAAAGTCACGTGCAAAGTCTCTCGTTTGAGCTACCTTATAAAAATCTTGAATTGTTTGTTTAATATCAGCCATGATGTTATAATTATTTAGTGTTTACTTTAATTTATTGTCCAACTATCTCCTGGAAATTAACATCGTTGTTCACTGCGTAAAAGTTAACCAATATAAACTCTGCAGCACGAACTGGCTTCAAATAGATATCTACTCTTAGCTCATTCTGTTCGATAACACTGTTAGGGTTATTTCGGTCATCACAAACAATAAGATAATCATATATACCTTCTGTTTGTTTACAGTTTTCAAACATTGGTGTTAATGTATTAACAACTTTGTTTCTTGTTAAGAACGTATTAGGTTCAAAGATAAAGAATTTCAATGTCTCTCGTGTTCTTTTCTCTAAATCGAGGAACAATCTACGAACGTTAATTCTATCAAATGCCGTAGGTTTACGTTGTAATGTCTTTTGACCGAATATAACAATACCTTCTCCCGGGAATTGTGTAACAGGATTAATCGCAATCCTATATAATTGATCTCTTTGACGTTGGGTCGGGCTTATTGCAATGTCATTTACACCACCAACAACACCGCGGTTAAAACCAGCTGGTGCATACCAAGGTGCATATGCGGCATCGTTTTGGGCAAAGATCTTTGCAGCGACTCCAGAGAATGGAATCCAAATTTGTGCACCACTGGATGCATCGCCAACCTTTGCCCAGTTACCATATGTTGTCGCGAAATTACTATTAGCAACACCAAATTGATGTCTTAAGGGCCAATACACATGCTTACTAAAGTTCTTAGATTTATCATCTAATACTTTTTGACCAGGCGCAGATCCTTGAACAACTAATGGTCGGAGTGCATCAGCAATAAAAATATGATCCTTTCTAGTCTCACGCGCAAATGATTCAAATTTATTGAATATAGTTCTGTAATCATTTCTATAATTTATTTGAGTAGTAGTGCCTTTCATATTAGGGTCTGCTGTATAAAACCCTGTTCCCGTACTTGCATTACCAACATCTACATAAGTAGTATCATCAAAATTAGATCCATTACCTAAAGCATGAACTGTTCCTAATCCAGCTTCAACAGTAACATCCATTTGGAATACATCAACATTACTACCAATTTCAAATATTCTATCTAACTTATCTGGAATACTACCAATATTTTTATCCAGGGCTGTGTTAGTTGTAGAACTATAAACACCTAATGGGAACAATCCTTGTTCTTTAGCAAAATTAACCAAATTTCTTAATCTTTGATTAGCGGTATCATCAACAGCAGCTTGTAATACACCAGCATTTGTAGTATTAGTATGAATAGTTCGTACAAACTTCTTAGGTGCACCACCGGCTACAGTCCATGAACCACTCTTTGTACTAATATATGGATTTACTAAAACCTTAACATTAGGAGAGCCGCTTTCGACATTTTCAATGAAAATTGATTTTTTCGCACCACCATTCTCATCTTGAATTTTTCTAGATGCATCTAATGATCCAGTATATCCTTCTGCTAAGAACTGGGTTAGTTCAATTTCAGAATTCGAGAATGGAGTATTTCTAATCTTAAAAATACCTAAATTAATTGTATCAACAAACTCTGGACCTAATTCCCACTTTGAAATATTTTCAAGAGATTTACTCACACTACTCTTTTCATCTGTCGCAGATCCAGATAATGAAAAATCAATTCTCGAAGTCGGGACAGTTGCATATTGCGCCGGGGTTCGGGTTCCAGTTACTGATGTTGTATAAACATAAGCTCCAGCTGCATCATATGGTGTTGATGGGTTAGTATGCGAGCTATCTGAAATTGCTCCATAATAACCTTCAAAGGAATCGTTAATATAAGTCGCACCTGTATTTAAAACAATAATACCAGCGTTACCTAGTTTATCCGATGTACCATCAAATGTTTCTTCCGCCCCAGCAGATACATTGTTTGACCAAGTAATGTTACCGTCTTTGGCTGCGTTGTATTGCGCTTCGGTTAATTCGACTAATGTTGGATTACCAATTACGTAGTAATTAGATGAACTTAAAGATGTTGTTGTTCCGTTACTTACCCCAAATGGAACATTACCAAAATTGTCAGCTGCATTACTAAACACTTCTCCTGCAACTAACGATGTTCCTACAGCAGTAAGAGCAGAGAAATCAGAAGCAGCACCAAACGCTGAAGGAATAGCAGACAATGTATATGTGTTTATATCGCTCGCGGCCGCCGAGTGGGCCCCGGTTGCGGCGCTTGTAGCAAACATGTTTGTTTTTGCAGAAACATAACTTAAACTATCATTTGCATCTTTAATAATTAATTCTACCCCGACTGTTGATCCACCTGCTGCAGTCATTTGAGTCTCTACACCGCTTATCATACCAACAGCGCTTTTATTAAGAAGTAAATCTAATTGTGCTGTTCCTGTTCCTGTAGTATTTGCATTAAATCCAGTAACAGTTGCAGTATTAAGGCCACCAACCGGGTAAACTAGAGCAGAATACCTTCTCGTACCAGTTGAACCACCATAAGGTATACGAGAGACAAAAACGTTGGCATCACTATTAAACACTTGTCTAGCCGAATGATAAAAATATCTCTCGGCGGCGTTGGTTGGTACTCCATAAATTTCTTGAAATTCTCCGAATGTACCAACATTAAAAATTTCATCTGTTGGGCCTTGATCAGAGAATCCAGCGATGAATACGCTTGTTCCTACGGCGGCGGCTGGCCGTTGAGTCATATCAATTTCTCTTATTTCGATACCTGGTGATTGAATTGTTCGTCTGCTCATAGTAAAAAACCTTTACAAGTATTTATTGTTTTCCGGTGGCATAATTTAGTTGATTTGGCGAAATAGGCATTATAATATAAATATATGAAGGGCATCATATTAGCTGGAGGTACAGGATCTAGAGTGTATCCTAGTACAAAAACAGTCTCAAAGCAGCTGTTACCAATTTACGATAAGCCTACTATCTATTATCCTCTATCGACTTTAATAAGATTAGGAATAAAGGATATAATGATTATTACAAATGCTCAAGCGTATCCTCATTTGTTGCATTTGTTTAATCAAACAGATAAACCACGACCATATCTAGGTCTTAATATTACATTTAAAATACAAATGTCACCAGCTGGTATAGCAGAGGCATTAATTATTGCGGAAGGTTGGCAAGGAGATGATAATATATGTTTAATTTTAGGGGATAATATTTTTACTGGTATAAAGAAACCAAAACTTAATGGCAATAAAGCTTGTGTTGTGAGTTATAAAGTTTCAAACCCAAGCGATTATGGTGTTATAGAGCTTGATGCAACTGATACAATAGTTTCTATAGAAGAAAAACCAGATGTTCCTCCTAGTAATTTAGCTGTTACAGGTATTTATTTTTATGATAATACAGCTGGAGAACGAGCACGTAGATTGGAACCATCAGAGAGAGGCGAATTAGAAATTACTGATTTAAATAAAAGTTATTTACAAGATAATGTACTAGGTCACAGTAGTTTAAATAGTAATTATGCATGGTTTGATACTGGAAATCCAGATGAAATGTTCGCTGCATCGATGTATGTTAAGTCTATACAAGATAGAACTAATACAATGATTGGATGTATTGAGGGAGAAGCATATAAACAAGGGTTTATCACATATGACCAATTTATAAAAATTAAAGATAAAATGCCTATGTGCTCATATACGACTAATTTAGTTATGAGTTATTGCTTTGATTAAATTAATTTTGCTTCCACCCGGGTGAATTCAAAAGTAGCAGAGGAGGAAATTTCTTCACTAATAGCATAATTCCATTTAATTTGAGTTAATTTAGTTGGAAATGCTCCAATATAATCCCATTGGATTTTTCTGTTTTCATATTCATCTAATCCGTATACAGTTAAATTAGATGAATATACTGGTAGTTGCTGAGAAGGGGATGATAACTCTTGGGCTGATTTATATTTTATAATATCATCCTCGTTAAAGTTACCAGTTTTAATATCATTTATAATATCTAGCCATTTATATATTGCCCAATAATTTTTAAATTCGTTATCAATTTTAAAATCTATATCTAAAGATTCATATGAAGGTCGTGCATGTGAGCTAACTTTTATAGTTTGTGCTCCGTATGGAATAGTTTTTTCAGGAACACTAATAGTAGGAGTTACTGCACCTGCAATACTAATTTCTAAACTATTAGCATCGAGTCTGTTTGTATTTCTAGTTATATTGTCTACAATATTTTTTATACCTTCAGGTAAATTTAAAACTAATATAAATTTATCTTGTCTATTTTTATTAAGTGGTGATTGGTTCATACTTTAACATATCCTTGTGCTTCTAGTTCATCCATATCTGCATTATAATTAGGATCGGAATCCTGATTAAAAATATTTATATCTTCGAAGATGACTGGAGGTGGTTTCCAGGTGTCGTCAATATTTTGCATCTTATAATCTTGGAGGAAATTGCTAAATTTTTGATCGATATATGGGCCGAGTTCTATTTTTGCTGGTCGTTGATTATCATCAATTTCTACAACATTATAATATTTTTGAATGACGCTATTTTCTAATATTAATAATGCCCACACCATCGCCATAACCCTATCATCATAATCAAACCCTGGCTGGGCTGCCCACGACCCATTAGGGTATCGTACAAAATTTTTCATTTCTACAACAGCTGGTCTTGATCTTACATCAACACACTTAATATCATTAACCCAATATCTCATATTAGTAATACCTTTGTATTTGGTATTAGTGTGAGCATATACCCCTAGTCTGTCATATTTTACTTGACCTACTTTAGGCGACCAATTAACTATACTTCTGTAATTATATTGGTGATATAAATTATCTACAACCTGACTACCGCAATTATTTCTTTCAATTAATACAGGAGGTGCGCCCCAGTGATAACATATATCACGAACTTTAGTAGTAAATTCAAATGGATTAATTTCATTAGATGCATATTCTGCAACTTGTTTTATGTCTTGTAGTTCAGTTATATCTAAGACCTGTATAACGCTAAAATTCTGACCTACACCCTCTGCTACATCAACACCAATAGTATATAAATGATCTTTATCAGGTTCTTCCCATACTTTATAACAACCGTCATCAAACACATATGTTGGTTCTGTTGCTTTTGCTAATAATTTTTCAAAGAAGATTTCATCAATAAATGAATCGCCAGTGTCAAGAAACTTACAGTCAAACTCTTGTGCAAAAGCTTCTTCACTTCCTATAGATTTAATAGTTTCGTGCTTCCATGCTTCATCTCTACCTGGAACTTCATGCCATAATATTTTTTCTGCCTTCCAGTTGTTTATTCCTTTTTCTGCTTCTGTATACAATGTGTGAAATAAATTACCACTCCCATTAGGGGTAGATGCAACAAATATTTTAGATTTTGTTGATGCTGAAATAATTGGGTATACTGACTTCCAAAATTCTTCAACAAGATTATTTGGAATAAAAGCTAACTCGTCAAGAACTAAAACATTTACAGATTCACCTCGACCTGCATCTGAACTTGTAGTACTAATACCAATACTACTACCGTTTGCTAATTTCATAGAAGTTTTACCGTACTCTATAACACCTGGTTTTAAATAATTTGGTAAATTCTCATATGCAAGCCTAACTCGTGAAAAAATACTAATAGCAGTCTGTTCTTTATTTGCGACGATTAATATTCGCTGATCGTCTTGAAAGCAAGCAATCCATAACGCGTAGATCGTCATCATAGTAGTTTTTCCTGTTTGTCTACTAGCCATACAAGCTACAAATCTATTATCTCTTAAACTACGTAACACTCTTTTTTGATAAGAGTATAAACTAATTTTTATTCTACCTTGATCAAGATTAACAATGTGAAAAAAGTTTTCTGCAAAGTGGAGAATGTTCTGTCTCGCCTTCTTAAGAGACTTCACCATTTCAGGAGTCCATTCGTACTCCATATTGGGGTTAGGTAAATTTGTATTACCTAAATAAAATTTATCGTCCTTTTTTAGCCTAGGCACTATAAATATTTACATGAACAGCAGAGATTTAAACTCTATTAATGAAGCCTTTGTGCAAGCTACGGCAAAGGTAGTTGCTGAAGATACTATCGAAGAAGCGAGACCACCGATTGGTGCGGCAGCCCGGGAAGGTGATCCAGTGAAACAGAAAACAAAACCATGGACTGGTTCTTCGAAAACAAAAAATAGTGGCAAGAAGGCGAACCCCCCCGGTAGGCCAAAGCCAAATGACAAAGAAGAGGATGACGAGATAGAAGAGGTGAAGGAAGATCTTGGTCCGGATTTTGGTGATGAACAAGATTTTGGTGATCCTTCTCGTCATAGCGGTGACTATTTAGATGATGAGCCATTAGATGTCGGAGATATAGTAGAGGTTGAGGGTGAAGACGATGACTTCGTAGTTCTTGATCTTGATGGAGAGTACGTGAATTTAGCTGCTGTTAGGGATGCAATTGAAGTTAAACGATCCTCAGTTGTAAAACGGGAGTCAGTTAAAGTAGAGAAAAAGTTAGTTACATTAAAAGAAAAAAAGAAAGTTATGAAGTATACAGATATAATGGATGAGTATGAAAGTCGGCTATCGACAAGCTCTAGAGGATTTTCACTAAAATCTAAACTAAATGAAGAAGATGGAACTTCATTCAAACAACCAGATGAAGGTGTTGGAGTGAAGGTAGATGACAAGACACAACGCCCAAAAGATGAAGCTAGCGCAGAGGTAGTTGAGGAGCCAACGGAAAATGTAAAGGATGATTTACAGGAGCCTAAAGAAGGAGAAGAAAAAAATACCAAAAAAGAAGAGAAAGTTGTAGAGGATAGTATAAATAATTCTAACAAAGGTAATATTATGTCACAAGATAAATCAATTTTTGATAAGCTCTATGAGCAAGTTATGAGTGAGGACGATGATTTCGAACTCGGTGTCCCAGGTGATGGACTCGGCGCAGTCGGTGATGAGCTCGGAGACGAGATCGGAGATGAAGGCGGCGAAGATGTCACTGTAACATTAAGCCCGGATCAAGTCGATGCTCTTAAGGCAGTAGTTGATCAATTTCCATCACCGGAAGATGATCTCGGTGGTGAGGATGAATTCGGTGGCGATGAAGAGGAGCCTGAAGAAGGCTTCCGGCGCGAGAGCACTGAAACCGTTGCCGAGGGAGACGAGCAGTCTACCGGGAAGCCAACTACAGATGGTGCCAAGCCAGGTGTTGATCCTTCCGATGGTGGAGGTAAGTCTACTGATGTTGCAGCTGATAGCCTAGGTGGTAAGTCATCTGGTACAGGTGATGCAAAGGTTACTGACGATCCTGCCTCAACTGGGAAACCAACTACAGACGGTAGTAAGCCTGGTGTTGCAAAGAATTCAGGGAAACCTGGTAAGCAGAAAGCTAACGCTAAGATCTAATACAATTAAAACATAGTACCTTTGACAGCCCCTTGCAGTGCAGGGGGCTTTTTTTATTAAATAATTAAAATGTTATTCACTCGAAAATTTCTTGAAGCTTTAGGTTGTAAGGATTTATATAAATTAAGAGGAAGTACCGGTTCTGGTAGAGCTCGTCAAAATCTGTTACCTGCTAATAGTCGTGCGAAACCTGAGCCAAATGGTTTAAAAAGCTTAAAGGCATGTCAAACTGGAGTTCGACTTTTAAATGATCAAGAAGTACAAGAGATAAAACAATTATTTGGAATTACAGATCTCGAAGAGACTGGATCTAGGAATTTAGGTAATACAGGAATAACAATGTATGTTGCAAACAATCAATATTATATTAAAAAATAATGGCATCAGCATGGAGTACAGAGACAGTAACTGCAGTTAATTATCTTAGTGATGCAGAAGATCTTACACGGTTTAATAATAAATCGTTAGGTACGAATGAACGTAATCAGACATATAAAAGATGGTGGAAAGAACAAGTAAGGTTATATGGAACCAGTGTTAGTTATTATGTCCGAAAATTTGATTTAAGTAAGACTGATAAGGTATATGGTGAAAATCCATATCAAGGGTATCAACTACCTCAGACCCTTACTATGTTAGTAGACTTAACGGACGGTGCAATAACATACTCTCAATATGGTTTAGTATCTGATGATGAACTGGCAGCTGTAATAGATATTGAAACTTATCAAAAAACTCTTTCTTCTTATTATCATACCGCAGGTTATAGTGGCACGCTAAGTGCTATGCCTAACGCAGGAGATGTATTTCAATTAACTGAATACGGTGACGACCGACCAGGAGGGAAAGACGGTAAAATATTTGAAATTACAGAACGTATGGATCAAATGGTTGGTGAAATTAATCAGCTTCAAGGTCATTATGTATTTAAACTTCGAGCTCGTAGGAACGATCATACATTCTTACCAGGGCTACCTGCTGAAGCTAAATCTACTCAAGTTACTGATACATCAGGAGTTGGTCCTTTAACAGCTCTTGAGACTGATTATATTAATGATTTAGACACCGAACAGGCGTCGTATTTTAGTGAATATGGTACTAACGACGATGTGTATGGTGATTATTACTAAGTTCATATTCAACGTCCTTTAAAACAGAGTGATATCTTTCATTAATATACTTGTTAATAGGAATCGGTTTTAGACAATCTGTTGTATGTTCTATTTTTTCTGCCTTTTCAGCGATAATATTTACTGCTTCAAATAAGCACAACCATCTTGCTAGTCGTGAATAGTCGCTTGTTACTGGTGTGTTCTCGGTTGAGTTATTTGTCATAAATCATTGTAGTTTGTAGTATGGTGCTAATATCAATTTTTATTTTATTAAGACTATCACACTCTTCACATTTAAATTCGTTTTCGTCGACTAACGTTACATATACATTATTCATTGCCTTACATCCTTGACATTCAGCTAAAATTCTATTTTGTTCTGCTAATTGAGATAATTGAAGCACTTCCTTTTCAAGATTCAATCGAGCGACATATCTAAGGATATTATTATATAAAAAAAAGAATAATAATTGGATTCCGGTTGTTCCTATTACAACCTTTAAGAACGTTGTAAGTGATGGGTAAAATAAAACTGCTATGCTACTTATTGAGGTTGAGATTAGTAATACAATAAATACACTTTTAATTATCTGTCTCGTCATGATCTAAATCTTCCGATACAGATTTTATAAGATCTTGAATTTTTTGCAACTTTAAAGTCGCGGATTTCACATTTTTTTCATCTAGGTGTACGGAAGGATTTTCGAAGAGCTGACTTATTAACGCATTCGCGTCTGATATACTCTTATAAGCGGCTCCTAGTTGTTCAATTAAGTGATCACCCGGAAATGGAACTAGATTAGCTTTAACTTGATTATACGTATCAGGACTAGCTTTTGCAATATCAGCTAACGTTTTTGTAGTTGGTCGAACGTGTCTAGACTTTACGTCTTTCCAGTACTTGTTAGTGTACTTATATAAATCTTCAAAAAGTATGCCTTTCATCATAAGTATTTAATAAATAGTTACATGGGAAAGTTTGAAAATAAATTTTTATCTTTGTTAAAAGAAGATGATATAGCAGGAACTGCACCACCGCCACCTCCAGCGGTCGCGGCTGAGCCCGAAGATGATCAGCAATCTTTTGCAAATGCTTTAGATGAACCGGGAAATGCTGTCGATTTTGAAGATGTAATAGATCAGAATCCCAACGAGCAGGAAGAACTTTCAGACTTACAAGAATGGATTGGTAATATTGACGAAGTATTACAATACCTTAATGGCGGTGTCTCAAGCGTATTAGGCAAATTAAGAGATGATAATAAAGTAGGTACTATTTTTGCTGATGTATCAGATGCTACAAAAAGTGAAATCTTAGATGTATGTGAAAGATTCGCAAGTTTAAATCAAATTTTTAAAAACCTTTATATAGAAAAACATAAATAATTAAAATATTATGGCAACACAAGCAGAATTACAAAAAGCAGTAGACGATACAACAGCAGTAGCATCGGCAGCCAGGGGTGCCTGGAAAGAAGCGATCCCAAGCGAAGATGCCCCGAAGATGACTGATGACGAACAAGCTGTAGTCGATGATCTTGAAGCGAAATTTCTTGCTGCTAAAGCCGCTCGTAAAGCCGCGGAGCGTGAACTCGCTGATGCTGTCGCTCAGGCTGCCGCAGATGCTGCCGCCGTTGAGGCTAGTGAAAAGGCTAAAAAGGAGGCCGAAGAGGCGGCTGCTGCAAAAGCTGCTGCGGACGCTGCTCTTGCGAAAAAAGTTGCTGCTGAGGCTGGTACTCCAGTTGGTTCATCTGATAAATTTTCGGAGTTAGATAAAAAGTGGATTTTAGAAATTGCTGGGCCTAAGGGATTAACTGATAAAGCGTGGCGTGATGAGATTGCAGGGCCTCGGCCAGAGGGATGGACGGCGGGTTAAATTCTAGATAGTAATAATTTACCTTTTAATTCGGTATAGCTATTTTTAATTATAAATCGAGATGAAATTTCATCTCGATTTACTTTTATACATAACTCATTAAAATCTTTAAAATTTAATAATTCCTTAGGCCATATAAAACACTGTTCTCCTTGACCGAGTAATGATCGGGTTTTTTCTTTTGCTGTTTCATCACAATATTGATTATCTAATACCCATATTCGTTTATGAAAAGGTTTTTGAATTATTTGTTGTTCTTGTCGTTTTGTAAAACAAGATCTACCTTTACTAATACCACCTACTGCAACTCCGTTTTTAACAAAAAAACTATCTATTGGACCTTCAAAAACAAACATATAATCTAAAGTATTTTCTACCTTATCGATATTAAACACAGTCTTGTCGGAGCCTATTTTCGAAAGGTATTTTGGCTTTGTGTCTTTTTTATTTTGTTTTAATTTTCTTGATTGATAAAATACGATTTTATTACGATCATAAAATGGTATTATTATTCTATTTTTATGTACAAAATCATTTCGACTAAACCATAAAGATTCAGGTTTATTAATTGCTGTTAATAGTCTTCTCTCTTTACATGTAACTATAGCATGAGTAACCATTGGTTCATGATTATAAAAACTACATTGAGATTTATCATATAGATTAATACAATCTCCCGGGAGGGACGAAGGTGGTTTATCAGGAATTAACTTATCTTCTTTTTCAATAGGGACATTAAATACATCTATATCCTTACATTCATTAATTATATCAATATAATTTTTACCAGTTACTTCCTGGACCCATTTAACAGGTGATCCAGTCCACCCACAATTATGACAAAAAATATGATCTTCTTTTACTATAAAGTAAAGTCTTCTTTTTTTATTCCAAGATTTACCTTCTCTGCAGAGAGGACAGCCTCCTTCGTATACATTAGTTAATTTCTTATACTTAGGATACCCGGCGTATTGATAAAATTTCTCAACAATATATTCTTGAGGTATTACTTCATTTAGCTTCATCTACTGGTCGAACATCAACTATATGCTTTGTAACAAATTGGCCGGTGTGAGGATCAGTATAATGCGCTTCTGTACGTATCTCATTACCCATTCGAACTTCTCTCATTACAGGGGTAATTGAATTACCCGCAGGTCCCTGAATAATATTAGGATTCTTTTTTAATTCTCTGTTTTGCATTTTTTAATCGCCTTCTTAATAATATTTATTATATTTTCGTTATTATTAAATGACTCTCGCCATGAAGAATAGTTTCTCACAATAGACCACATATTTAATTTTTTTGCTTCTTCTATAAATTTATTATAATTACTTTTATTGTTTTTGCAATTATTTAATTGTTCTTCGTATACAGGTACTTCATCCGGATAATAATCATAACCAATTGACAGATCCATTAATTGTAAATTTCTTTCATAAATGGTTTGTTGCTCTTCTGTTAATTTAGTTAAGTCTAATTTTTTAAATCGTGCTAATCCGTATTTAGGTATACCAGGTATATTATCAGATTTATCGCCTGTTACTGCTCTATAGTTTAAATATTGATCTTTAGACACACCCGTATATTCTTCAAAATTTTGTAATGTAACTATTTTCTTTTTTATAGGGCTATAAATTTTAGTATCGACGGATATTGTTTGTAGTAAATCTTTATCGGTTGTTACTATAACATTTTGTCCAGAGAGATGAGATGCTAACCAGGCCATTAAATCATCAGCTTCCATTCTAAGCGGATACATATTGTGTACACCTAATAAAGAAATAATTTCTTGTATTTTCTCTGAGTATTCATGTACGTCTTTAAATTTATCATCATCCCTATTCGCTTTATATTCTACAGTGATAATTTCATTCCTGAAATTAGTAGAAGGCCATTCTAGCTTTTTATCCCAAGTACAATAAATTTCTTTTGATTGAAATTTATCTACATAAGATTTTAAGGATTGTAAAAATAGAAATACTTGTCCAGGACTGTTTGCTTCGTCTAATTTAAAATTATTAGTCCAGAAAATTCGATATAATAGATTGTTACCGTCTATTATAAGATTATTTGCTCCACCATTTTTCATTTTTAATATACCACATTATAGTATATCTTAAATCATCGGCAAATGTTTTTTGAGTTTCAGAAAATTCTAATTGGGTACCAGCTTGAATCATCATACTTCTATACATTGTGTCTCTTAAACTATATCTAAGATCATGACCTTTTCTGTCTTCAACGTAGCTAATTAACCTTTTAGGTTTTTTCAAAATCGTCAAAATTATCTCTACAATTTCAATATTAGATATTTCTGAATGGTACTCTGAGTCAGGAGCGAGGTTATATATATTTCCTGCATCTCCTTGCAGTAGTACGTTATATATTTTTTCGCAATGGTCTTTAACGTATATCCATTGACGTATGTTATTACCTTTTCCATATACAGGAATTTGTTCATCATTATTAGCCTTGTACGCAATAACTGGAATAAATTTTTCGGAATATTGTCTAGGTCCGAAATTATTTGTACATCTTGTTATAATAATATCTTTTTTATATGTTTTGTGGAAAGACAGTGCTAGTAAATCTGCTCCAGCTTTTGTTGCGGAATATACAGATGATGGTTCTAATAAATCGTATTCTTCGCTTGGTGAGGAATTAAATTGTAGACTACCGTAAACTTCATCTGTACCTACTTGAAGAAATCTAGTGGTGTCAGGTAGTTGTTTTAGTAATTCATATACACCTACATAATTACTATCGATAAAAACATCACCATCGGTGATGCTATTATCTACATGAGACTCTGCAGCGAAATTTACAATATAATCATATTCTTTATCTAATTTAAAATCTGATATGGTTTCATATACTATATTTAGCTTATTACTATGTCCTGATGTGTGGTAGTATAAGTCATATAAATAATCTTCTGTTTTACGTGATACGCAGTAACTATAACTATCTACTATGGTTATCTTACAATTTGTGCATTTATTATAAAGTAGCTCTATAAAGTGACTTCCAATAAAGCCCAAACCACCCGTTACTAATATATTTTTATCTTTCATTCACTTAATATTCTAATTAAGGATTCTCTCTCTAGTGGCATATCTAGTCCGTGTGTTTTTAATTTTTCTGTCGAAAGAACACAATTAGATCTGTTGGCAACAATATGTTGTTTTAATTCATTATAATTAATAAGCTTCCAATTCGGGTTCCACATTCCGTACTTATCTAAGATTTGACAAACTTCATTTGTTGAAAGAGGCTCAGGATTCACACAATTATAAATACCGCCCGGTAAGTCTTGAATGTTAATAATCTTATTAATCACGAGAAGTAGGTCTTCAATAACAGTTTTAGAATTTACTTCATCGAGAATATTATTATATTTTAAGAGTTTACATAAGTAATTTTTTGACGCATTAAAGTCATTACAAACAGGCATTCTTATTCGAAGAGTATATACGTTGTTGTAATTACGTAAACATAGCTCTGCTGCGTGTTTTGTTTTACTGTACCAACTACTATCAGAGTTAAGTAATCCAAAATTAGGTTCATCTTCCTCTGTATAGAGTACATTTTCTGGACCGTCATATATACATCCTGAACTTACATTAATCAGTTTTATATCGTACTGTTTACAGAACTGAGCTAGAACGGTAGGAAATGTTACATTTAAATCCCAGCAGATTTGCTTATTTTCTTCACAAGCGTCTACATTTGGTTTTCCAGTATATCCAACACAATTAACTATCCATTTAAGTTGTGATCCGCGAAACTCGGACAATAAGTTACTAAATAATGTTTCTTTTAAGCTTTCTGGTACATTATACTTGTAATCTGATAGGTGAACTATATCATGTATATTTCCGATAGTATCAAAAAGATATCTATATGTCTTACTCCCTATGTAACCGTTTCCTAAAACAACTATCTTATTCATTTGTATTTGTTTGTTCTTGTACGTCTCTAAAAAAGTCTACTCCCGCAACGCGTCTTAATAATGTTTCTATAGCGTCGTAATCTTGAGGTGTTTTACCAGAGACCATTACTACACTTTCTCCTTTAAGATCATATCCTAGTAGTATAAATGATTTTAAATGCTCTCCGAGATAGTCAGTAATAAACGACATATCCTGTTCTTCTATCTCAGCTGGTTCGACGGCATTAATACTGGACTTTAATAAATTATCGAAATTTTTAGATTTAGGAATTGTCTTTTTCATTAGGCATTATATCTTTTTCGATTAATTTAGTCATAATAACTTCCATACTATCTGTTTTTAACTGAAAGTTTTTAAATCGACTACCGTCATTTAGTTCAAATTTAAAATCTTCAGTCCAGTCGTAATTAACATAACAAGTTATATATAAAGCGTTTGTTTGTGGGTTGAGCATTACTGTCCAGCGTCTAGGGTCTTCAGTGGTATACTCGGAGAAAATCCTATTTACTGTATACCCATTATCCCTTAATCGCTTAATAAAATACCCGCAAGTTGTGACTTTATTTTTCATTAGTTTTTATAACTAGTACTAACAAACGTGAGGTCGCTGTCTTTAAGTTCTAGTTTAATCATAAGCATTTTATATTCATTATTTATATAAATTATAGCTTCGGAAAAACTCAATACAGATATAAGTCTAAATAGTTCTACGTCTAAAATTAGCTCGTAATCTAATTTATCTCCATCATATTCCTCAGCGAGTATTGTAGTGTAACTATCTACGTTTTGTAGTTTTTTATCTGATAATTCAGCATATACGTTTGTATTTTCAGTCTTAAGATATACTTTACTTGATTCGGTGACAAACGGTAATGCTTTTAATATTGCATTATTTTTTTCTTTTGTAAGTTTAAAATTAGTGTTAAATGTAATATCGTCTATTTTATTAAAATCAAATGCAGTATTTTTAGTTATACTACTATCAAATAAATGATATTTAAATCTATTAAACTTATCATTATATGTAATACTGTTTTCCTCTACTTTAAGGCGTATATCAGCTTCATCTAAGCATGATAAAATTTTAATTAATTTAACTGTATCCGGTAAACATATAATATTGTCTTGAGGGTGATCATCCCAACTGACTTTATATTCTGCTTTAAGAAAAATGTTAGAATTATTATGAACAATAGTAGATATATTATTGCTTATATCTAGTGTCACCGCTGAATCTAATCTCGAGACCGGATTAAGAAAATTTTGAATAAAATTATCTTTATTCTTTATTGGTAGAATCATTATTTTCGTTTAATTTGATTCGTATATTAATTTCTTTTGCGTTTTTTGCAACTCTCCGTTCAATTAAAGTTATGAATTTAGTAAATTGTTTTTCAACAGCAGAGACCCGCTCTATTAAACTATTCAATAGAGCAGGGTCTCCTGTAATTTGCGGTTGAGGAGCAACAGGTTGAGAAAGAGCAACCTGTTGTTGATGTACTGGTTGTTGCTGTTGTGGGACTGAGTGACGCGCTGGTTGCTTATATATATCCTTTTGTATAGGAATATCATTCATTGTAGCACTCTTTTGAACAATATCTCTGTTCAAGCCATGTGCTTGTTTATTCATATCATGAATAGCTAACTTTACTGCGTCTTCGTCGGTCATCTTTATTCTAGAGTATCAAGAAGCTCTTTAACTTTATCATCATCAATAGTAGACGATTTAGAGTCACCTTTTGATGTAGATTCTAAATCATCAAAAGGTATATCATCTTCTTCTTCAGCAGGCGGCTTTGTTGATTGTTTCTGTACGGGCTCTGTTACTGAATCTTCTGTAACTCCGTGGTAGTGCTCGGTAAGCATTGTCTGTAACTCGTCATAGCTTTTGACTGGGAAAACATTTTCTAGATCAAATGTTTGATCATAAACATCTTTAATAGTATTATCCGTTACTCCTGAGATTTGAGAAGGACTAGCGAAGCGAGAGCTTACGTATGTCGGATATCCTCCTTGCTCTTCAACTTTAACTCGAAAACTACAACCTTCACTCGAGAGGTCAAAAATCTTCTCACCGAACTCGTCAGCGTCTTCTCCCTCCATTGCTTCCATTACAATTTTATGCAACTGACGACCAAAGCGAAGAATTTTTACCTTACCTTCATTTTCAGGATTATCAGGATCCTTTACTACATAAACATTAACAAGCCAATTTTCTTTACGGTTTAAAGCTTTTGCCTTTTCTTTTTCTTCTTCAGAACCGGTACGAGAGAGTCTATATCGAGCCTCTGCAATAGGATCTCTTTCTCCCCATGTCTGCGGGCTAATCGCGCTTTGAAATTGCCCGGTCATTTCACTTACCCAACCGTGTGAATAATAATGAAAGAACGTTTTACTAGGATCCTTTACGAACGGTACAAGCCGTAATATATATGTATTACCTGGCTTTAGTCGCATAATATTACTAGTTGACGTTTGTTGCGCGGTCTGAGCCATCGCTCCTCTAATTGATTCAAACATATTTGTTGTCATTTTCTTTTTAATATTTTATTTATAGTATTAGTTAATTTTATTCCCAAAGGTTTGAGTTTTTTCGAAAATGTATATTTCGATCTCAAACTACTCAACGTATTATAGAAGCTATTACATGCAAATTCAACTATATTTTTTTCTAGCTTAATATTTTTTTCTGATATATCGAGAGACAACAAGGAATAGTAATTAATATCATTATTTTTTAGATCTAGAATAAAATTAGGATATATTCCCGACTGTATGTCGAGGTATTCGTCACATCTTGTTAAATTATGTTCAATACACATACCATAAATAAATTTAAAGCTATTTCTTAATCTAGTAATATTAAATTCATGATCAGGTTTTGTTAATTCTATATCTGTTGTGTATTTTTTATATGTAGAAATAGCGTTAAATGTACTATAAAAATCAAGCGGTACATATTTTTCTGAATATAATTTATATGGTGCATTAAAAAATATAATCGGATCTATTTTTTTATTTCTTAAAGTATTTGATATTTTCTTAAGTATAACGTATTTTGTATCGTCTAGTTTTTTAAAATCTTTTCGAGGAGTAAACCCCTTTTTATCTCTAGAAGTTTTAAGATAAATATTATATATATTTTTCTCAAACACTGATAGGTTATTCATAAATCTATAGAATTCTTTTTAAGGTATTTTGTTATATATTTACTTTTATATAGATATGGATCGTGTTGTAGAAATATTTTTACTAATCCGAAATTATTATCTATTAATAATGCCCTTTTAAACAGTTCTCTATATTTCTCTTCTTTTAGAACTACTAAAAATACATTTGCGAGGTTAATCTTTCTATTCTCACAAATAGAAACAAAACTACATAATGTTAGAAAAGTATGTACAATATCTTTTCGTTCTAAAATTGTGTATGGACTATCTGTCATTTTTATTTAGAGGTTCAAATTGTTTACTTAAAGAAAGTACATTATCATTTAATATACCACCAGCTGCATATTCATGTCCGCCACCGTCACATATTTTCTTAGCGAATTTACTTAAATTAAAATCAATATTTCTATTTCTGCGTAAATATACTCTGTTATTTTTTAAATTAATCATCATACATACATCACACTTATAATTATCAACAATATATTGTCCAAGATCATTAACATATTCATTAGCAAAAGTACTAATAAAATTATATTCTTTTCCTGCTATCGAGAGCTTTGCTTTATATAGATCTATATTATCTCTCATTTTTTTGAATCTATAGAAATGATAGCTGATTATTTTATTTTGTTCATTAGTAAAGCCGAAGAACCCATTTTCAAAATCATTAATAAAATTTTGTAATTTATCACCGTTTTTATACCAAAGATAAAAGTTTAATTTATTACTTTCAGGATATTTTAATTCATAACAATCATAATCGTTAGCAAATGTAATTAGCTTTTTCTGTTCCCTGGTTAAATTTACGTCTGGATATATGTGATTGAATATTTGATATAAATGCTTACTGCATGACGGTTGGTTTACATCGATATATGTTTTAGCAAATGAATAATCATCTTCATGGGATTTGTGATGATCAAAAATAAGTACGTTGGGTTTATCTATTAAATCTTTAATCTCTGTAGTGTCTAAGTCAAAGAAATATACCCTTTTATAATCTTCAATTTTATTGTAATTAAGCCAACCTAATATTTTCTCACGTATGTTAGATACTTTTAATGTTATAGCTTTTGGCTTGGCTTGTTTAAACCATGTATAAATTAAATAACTACAGCAACCGTCGAGATCTAAGTCTGTAAAAATTATTTCATTCTTGGACATTATTTATATTTACAATACTCTCCCGAATTGTACAGCATCGTTTTCCGCAGTATTTACATCTTCGTTAATATTTAAATCATTATTTTCTGTAAGTGTAAGAGTGTTATAGTCTATAGAGACTCGAGTGCTCCCTGTATTGGAACCAAATCTATTTTTAATAATGCCGATATGAAGCGCATCATCTTCTTCATCTTCTTCCGTTCTCCAAATACTTACAATAACATCTGAAGTGGCTCCTAATCCATAACTTTCTCCAATAGCTTCTAATCCAGGACCATTGGTAGTGTTTCCATAACCTGTTCTATTTACTTGTGTAGCGGTAATGATAGGACATTCAAATGTATATGACATTGCTCTCACTTGTTCAGAAATACTCTTAACACGCTCATACGAATTATTACCATATGTACTTGCTAGGAGATTTAAATAATCAAGAACTATAATATCAGGTTTAAATTTCTTATTTATTAATTTTTTAATATACCCTTCAAGTTGTGGAGGTGTAATAGAACTCGGAGCAAATTCTTTAATTATCATATTAGCTCGTGGATGAGTCATTTTAAATTTACCTACACTTTCTCTTAATTCTTCTACATGATCATGTAAATAGTTTATAGGTAAACCGGTGAGCTTTGATGTAATCCTTTTACAATAAATCATTTCTGACATTTCAAGAGAAACGACTAAAACATTTTTACCTTCTGCTGCTGCATTGCTTGCAATATTACTTAAAAATATAGACTTACCCACATTAGTAGGTCCGGCGAATACATACATACTACGACCTTGTTCTAAGAAACCACCACCAAGTCTAGAATCTAACCAATCCCATCCTGTTTTAATTTTTTCTTCCCGGGTTGTCAAGTCAGTAATATGTTGCTCAACATCTTTAAAATAATTATGACCTACATTAGTAGTAATAGAAATATTACATGCCTTTGAAAATTTGTCATGAATACTTTTTATATCTCTCTCTTTATTATCAACAATTTCTAAAAATGTATTAAATACGGCTTGCTCTTGTAAGAACCTCTCTGTATAAGAAAGTAATATGTCATTAGATAATTCTACTTCTAGAGTGTTAGTAATCTTCTTACTTGCTTGATAATGATCTTTAAGCTGCGGTGTGTTTAAATATAATTCTAATTCAGTGTGAGTAGGTCGTCTATTGTTTTTTCGATAGAGAGCCTGTATGATTTTAATTATTTGTTTAAAGTCTTTATTTTTAAAGAATTTATAATTAAGATTATCAATAATAGAAGTTAGATAAATTTCATCTTCAAGACAATTCTTAAAAACTACCTTTTCTAAATATTCTAAATCTATATCTAAATAATTACTTTCGTTTGTCAGCATGTTCTAACAGAGTATTATAGAAGTATTCTTCTGAATTGCTATAACTTTCTGTGTGGTTGAGCAAGCCAGGAGATTCGTGAATGACATGAATAGGAGCTGTAGTTAAACGTAAACCAGCTAAATGACAATCTAAACAAAATTTTAAATCATAATGATGAAAACCTTTAAGGTTATTATCAAATTTTATTTTCTTCTTTGCAATTGATTTAGTTCGAATAGCTAAAAATACACCATCTAATAATACCACTTCTTTTGGTGTTGCACCAAATATTGTGGGAGAGTAGTCTGTATTATTTTGATAATGTGATACTATTCCAGATAGGGAGTCTGGTTTACACAATAAATGCCATAGGCAAGGTTTTTTAACTTGTAGTTTACTTCCACCTGCTAGACCTACTACATCAAACCCTTGTTTAAACAAATTACGGATCTCTACTAAAAAATTTATACTATCAATAAACACATCATCGTGTACGAATAGAATACAATCATATTTTTTAAAGTTTTCTGGTGTAAGATAATTATTGTAAACATCACACAACCCGCTAGTATTTTTATATGTAGGTTGAAGATCAAACGTAGTTATAGTGTTTTCTTCGTGATGTTGCAAGCTTTTAGATAATCTAGAATTTAAAAACTCTGCACTCGTAGCTTGTGTAGCGACTGCTATTAAAGTTTTCATAAAAAGAATGGTGTCATGTTTAGTTCAAATTCTTCTTCTTTATTAAAGGTATTATTAGTAAAATTATAAATCAGAACAGTACCTTCAGTTATATCTTTATATTCATCACTCACTTGAATCGAACTAAAATCCCCACCGTTACTAAATAGTGTAGAGCCTGATCTAAATATACGTAATTCTGCATGGTCGGTGTCATAGTACCAGCAACCAAATGTTCCTTGTAGCGCAGAGATTGCGTCATTAAATCCTATTTTTTCTATTAAGGGTAAAATCACATTACTATCTACTTTACATTTAATATCTAAATTATACTCTTGTATTAATTCTTCATGATTAGATAGTACGCCATTATGTGCTATGTATCTATTTTTAAAACTAAACGGGTGAGAAGTCTCTATATTAAAGTCTCGAACGTTGGATGTTGGTGACTGTACGTGACCTAGGTAATATATACAGAAAGGGTTTTCTTCTATATGCTTATCAAAATCTTGTTCATATTTTGTTGACACACGAATATCATTTTTCATCCCACCGGGGAATAGCATTGTCACGCTACGTACAAAGTTTCCTCTTTCAGAGTTTTTTGTATATAGCTCTCTAAACGTCTTAATATTGTTTGATCCAAAAATTCCACACATAGTTATTTTAATTGTATGAACTCCGCTTTACTTAGGCAACTTAAATCTTTGCAACCAGCATATGAAACAGAGCTCTTAAGAGCCTTTTCAATTTCTCTTAATCTAATATTATATTCCGGTGCTAATTCTATTTCTATTTGTTTACCTTCAACAAAATTTAATTTATTTCTTTTTTGAGTATATGATGTACTACCGTAGTATTGTTTATGTCCGTTAATATGTTTTGCAGGAGAGTCAATACAACCTGCAAAAAAAGATCCAGCCATTACACAATCTGCTCCAGCAACTAAAGCCTTTGCAATATCTCCAAATTCTTTACATCC